GTCTCAGCATCTACAAAAATACCTCTTCTTGTGTACTTATTCTGAATCTCATCCTTGCTCATAATAGAATCAACAAGCGAAAGTACACGAGGAAGGAAGTTGGATTGATTCGGATCAGCAAACAGTTCTTTAGCCACTTCAAACTCGTTGTCGGTAAGAGATGCTCCAAAGAAGTCTTTACGTTGTTGAGCAATGAGTGCCTGAAACTCTTGGACCACATTGTTAATAGAACGAAGACTTGGATCTTCAGCTCCAAGCTTGTTCCTTACACCCCTCGTCCAAGACGTAAAACCATTAAAACTTTCTTGAGAAACGTCAGGAATGCTTCGATTTCCAACAAGTGATTGTATTGAACTAACCAATGCAGACGATTTATCAACCGCCGCAATGTATTTATCAAGTGATTCATTTTCCTTTGTGTTAGCAGGTCTATTTACACCAGCAGCAATACGATACTCCTCAAGCCTAGAATCCTTTGGAAGCTTAAGATAAGCTTTTTTCAAAGCCTCTTGATCGCGATTTGGGTTGGACAGTAACAGATTGAAATCATCGAAGACTTTGTTTTCAGCTTCTGCTTTCCGTTCAAATTGATACTCACGATTCTTCTGCCTATACTCCTCACCAAGTATGTTAAATCGAACAACAGCCTCTTCGTCAGGAATCTTGCTAAGATCCTCGACCATAGGAATTTCTCCTTTTTGCTGAAGAAAACTAAGCCCAGCCCTTGCTTGTTTCCCTCTCTCTTCAGCAGGGATTTGGCTTTGGGATCTTGCTACCGCCTGCTGAAGCATACCCCTAAGCTGGCCAGCCGGCATGTCGGGTCGAGCCTCAACACCATAAGCACTTAGTCCTGCAACAAGTTCTGGAATATCGGTTTCCCTTGCCAAGTCCCTTGTTTGCCTCAATTCAGCTTCCCTTTGAGCCATTTGATTCGCAGCCTGAGTTGCGGCAATCTTGAAAGCGGGTTCTGCCTCATACTGAGACGGACCCATTCTTTGGCCTAATCCATAACCCATTCCCTCTCCAGCAGCGATTGTCTTGCGTAAAACCTTACTCTTAAGGTCGGCCATCCTCGCATAAATATCTGGTCCAACAGGAGCGTCTACTCCGCTTTGAAGCGCATTGATCATCAGCTGACGATCAAGCATTCGCTGCTCGTCCCTTTTATTAAAATCCTCCTGAAGCAACGCCTGACGCGCACGAGCAGCCTCCTGAGCGCGTTGGGTGCTTCCAGTCACTGCGCCGGCAAGACCGCCAGTCAGGACGTTGAAGATGTTGGAAGCGACACCAGGGCGGTATTTCGCCTGAGCCTCGATGTCGGCGGGATCGGGATAGTTGTAGTTCGTAGCCATAGGTTAGTAGCCTCCAGCGAAAGTGTTTTTCTTGCGAAGTGTTCCGGGTGCGACGGGCGTGGGTGCCATGCTGCGATCGGGATTCATTTCGCTCCCAACAGGTTCTTGTACTGGACCCATTCTGTATTGATTCATTCGATCCTCCATCCGCCGCTGAAGTTCTTCATCTCTAATCTGCTTCATTGCCATAGCTCGTTTTTCGAGCTTGTCGTTCATGCCACTGGCCTGCCCATAGATACCCCCAGTCAGCAGATTGCCAAGGCGTTCCATGATGGAGGGATCGTATTTCGCAGCCTCGCGAACCAGCTCGGGGTTTACGCGGAATGCTTCGGCCTCAGCAAGTTGTTGCTGCTGAAGCTCTTTGTCGCGCCCGCTGAGGTTGTTATACAAACCACCTGTAGCGAAATTCGCAGCGTTCTGTAGGAAGTTTTCTAAAGCCATAGTGTTAGTACATCAAAGATCTTCCCGCGCTACGTCCACGAATCACCCTCATCGCTGCTGCGAGGATCTCATCGGGATCATAGTTGATATCTTGAGAGTATCCAGGAGCAAGCAATCCTGCTTCCCTACGAGGTAGAATCGGAACTTCCGTTGGCATCTTAAATGGGATTATTTTTCCTTCTCTTCTAGTTATCCCAGTAGATATTTGAGTTGGATATTCCTTGAATTGATACGGTTTAGGAATAGGAGCCTTAGGAATATTGGTTGTAATTACATCTCTTACAACATTGTACTTCCAAGGTACTGGAACATCATCTTGAGGAGGTACCGGAGGCGTTGGAGTCTGATCACCAATCAGATCTTCAACTTCTTTGTCGGTAATGTCTTTTACATTCTCATCATCTTTAGGAGTATTAGGAGTAGTGGGGGTAGCAGGTTTTATTATTCTTCGACCTGTCCACTCCCGTGTATCAAAATTAAAAACAGGATCTATTAAATCTTTAGGAACTGGAGGAATGCCAAATCTAGGAGGATTTGGAACTACTCTTGGCTCTACAAATTCTGGATTTGGAATTGTATCTACCCACTTATCATCAACCAAACGAAAGTTGTCGTCTACTTGATCATTACTGACCATAGAATCGCTCAACTCCATTTTTTTTAATCGAAAACTTCCGCCCCCAACATTAGCAATATCGGGTACAACTGGCTCTACGTTATCACCTACAAGAACAGGTTTTGAAGGTTTCCTAGGAGATAAAGTATTAGGGACACTTAGATCGGGATCACCTACAAGAGGAGTTTCTGGAATTATTTCAGGATCCGAGTAGTAACTCAGAGGATCAACAGGAGGTTGAGCATATCCGGATGGGGTTACTGGACCGAACTGGGCAGGAGGAGACACCTGAACAGCCGACGGTTTATCCATCGGGGTAAACGTAGGAGTGGAAGGCCCCTCATACAAACCGGGCTTAAATTCAACAGGAGATTGAAGATTCTCCAGATCCATCAAGTATTTTTCAAAAGGAGATACCGGTTCCGTAGGTGTTGCAGGAGGAGACACCCTAACAGCCGTAGGAGCGGCCATCGGTGTAAACGATGGTGTAGATGGTCCTTGATACGAACCAGGTGTAAATCCAACAGGAGGTTGAAGGCTTTCAAGATCAACAAGAAACTTATCAAACGGAGACACCGGTTCCTCAGGAGTTCCAGTCGGAAACTCAAATGAGTAAGGAGGAGCAGCAGGTTCTGGATCTTGTGTGGAAACGTAACGGTCTTTCCATTGTCTAGAAACAGCGTCAAAAAAAGGATCGACCAATCCAGGAGGCTCTGGGGGAATTATGTTTCCACCATAAGTTCCCTGATTATTTGCATCTTGAGCCGGAGGGTCGATCGGGCGAGGCATATATCAGTTTTTTGGGATAATGCTGTTGATTCGAGCTATCATCCAGTTGGCCACAAGCTTCTTCGCCTTCGGCTTGTCCTTGAGCCACTTCGCGAATTTCTCGGCATTGCTGTCGTACAAGCTCTTGAACCACTTCGGTCCAACGAGTTCCTTCCAGAAGTAGAACGCCTCCCACTGATCCGGGATACACTCACGAGCGACGTAGCAGCCGACACCGGCTCCGAGTGCGCCGATCGCCCCGGTAACACCCTTAAGAATGGCCAACGGAGATCCAGCTTGAGAAGCTTGAAAATCATTCTGAGCGTTCTGAAGAGCGAAGCTGGATCCAGTCTGGAGCAACTGACCTGGTCCTGCTTGCTGCATACCTTGGATGTATTGAGGCGGAGCAAACGGAGAAGCTCCTTGCTGGAGGTTACCAAGCTGAGAGGCTTGAGAAACGATCGGCTGGAGTCCAAGAGCGGACTGGATATTCGCAATGTTTTGTTGCTGGGTACCCTGACGTTGCTGCTGCGAAGCCATCTGGCCTGCAAAGCTTTGCTGCATGGCAGTGTTCCGCTGACCAGTGGCCGCGAGAATGTTCTGGAAGGCTTCTTGCGCCTGTCGATTTGCGACATCGCTGCTGGTCTGACCGCTTTGAAGTAGACCAATAGCTTGCTGCCGGCGTTGGACATCGGCGTTGGAGATGGCCTCGTTTACGGCGCGGGCCTCGCGGAATGCCGAAAGGTTACCAAGGAGATTGCCAGTGGAAGTTCCACGGGCGCGAGCAGCTTGTTCCGCACCTCGGATCATGGCTGGATCAAGCGTACCGGCTTGAGCGAGACCAGAACTAATCTGCCGTTCAAGGTTGCTACGGATCCTTGCAGCCTCACCAGTGTCTTGAGGACCACTCGGCATGCCTACACGCTCGTAGGAAGGAGACTCGATCGTGTCTTCAGGAATCTGATTCTTTCCAGTTTTTAGATCCTGAATAAAAGAATCATAAAGTGCGTAGCGTTTAGGATCAAGAGTCTCAAGCTCATTTCTACGCTGCTGTGCAAACTGAGTACCATACTTTTGAGCTACAGCAAGTTGAGCAGCGGCCTGTGGATCAGCCAACTCATTGGATACTTGAGCAATTTGTCGCGTTAGATCGACATCCCCTAGACCTTCAAAGTTGTATTTCCTCGTTACTGGATTGCCTTTTGCATCAACCCGTGGATTTCCTTTCTCATCAAGGACTGCATACTCTCCACTTGTTCCAAGTCGAGAAGCAGCATCTAGCTGTCGGATAATAGGAAAGGTTTCCGCTTGGGCATAAACTGCCTCGCGGTTCGCCGCTGCCATGTCTGGTGCTTTATATGATCCGCCCATAAGAAATCCTCTTGTTCATCAGCAGTTTGGAGTACCTGTCAAAATCGTACAAACGGTTAATGCCTTTTCTAAAACCGCCCAGCTTGGTGACGTTTTTAGAGCACAACCGCATCATGGCTAACCAAAGGGTATGAACCGCATGAGGCTCAGTTCCAATGGCAATCTCAATCCACGCGATGTGACCATCAGGGAAATTGTTTTCGAGATCATCGGATTCCTCAATGGAGTTCAGGAACCGAACAGCTCCCACCCCGACGCACTTTCCTTCCTCATTCTTCACAATGCCAATCAGCTTCTTTGCGCTGAAGATTCCGATCCAGTTGAGGATCTGATCATCGTTCCATGTGGAACAAGTTGGCCAATGCTCCCGCAGTAGCTTGGCCGCTTCAATGTTTGTTGGATGAACGCTCATTGCTGGGGACGCACAGAATCGACGAATCCGGAGAGAATGGTGGATTGCAGAGACAAGCGACCAGCGTCTGCGGTTACCTTGAATTGCAAAGTATTCCAGCGACCTTGGCTGATCAGGTTGTAAGCCTTCAGGAACTTCTGGCTTGAGGTGATCGCCAGCGCGGAATCGAGCGTCACGAATGTGGCCGACATATCCTTGGCCAGCGACACTTCGGCGGTTGTGGTGGCGGTGGTGTACGGGTTGTCGAAGGCAAACTGAACGCTGTACCCGATCTTGTCGGGGATAGGCTCGTTCAGGTTGTAAGCCTTGGTGATCACCGTGGATTGGTAATTCGCACCGCCATCGGTGTATGCGGAGCTTGAAATCGGATTGAGCCGGCTGTTCGGAAGGTAATCGTTGAAGGACCAGACCTGGCCGGCTCCCGCTGACACCGAGATGATATCGCCAGCAAACATGAGGACGGGTCCAAATGTTGAGAACGAGGTTGGGATGAAGTCGTTTACAATCCAGTTGTCCCAGTAACCAAGCCAAGATCGGGCCAGTGAGTGGTATACGATGACCGCGTTGTTCTCGTTGATCGCACCTTCGAGGGCGATATCGATGCTGTTCTCGGTCAGCAGTGCGTACTCGCTTTCGACTCCCAGGATCGTTGGTTCCTCGGTAACAAACGGAACTGCCAGCAGATATCGGTTGTTCCAGAATACACCGTCGCAGAGGTCGAGCTTGGTTTTGTCGATGCGACTGATGAGGTCGTTGATCGGGCTGGATAGCGCGAGACCTACGCTCGTCTGGGTACCGGCTTGGATCTGCTGGAGAGATCGGACGCCATCTCGGGACAAGAAGAATACGTCAGGACCAACCGCGGTGATTGAGCGGTGCGATGAGCAGCCGATATTGCCGCTGATGAGTGATATGGTCCAATCGGCAGCATCTTGCGTAGGATCGGCATTTACGCTCCAAATAGAGCGTTCCTTGAAGACGATGAGTTGATAGCCGAACCAAGAGTAGAGTCCCTTGATGGGATCTCCATCGCCACCGATCCGAAGCGACCCGAGAGGATCCCAAGATTCGCCATCGAGGATATCCGAGAAGTAGAGGGTATCGGGCTGGATGGATGGATTGGCGGAAACTGCAAACAACCGATTGGTGTGAGTGGTGAGAAAGATCGGTTGGCTGGGAGGCGTGAGCGATACGAAGGCTACGGCGTGAGATTGGTTGGCCGGCGAAATACTAACGGTTGGAGCGGTAACATAACCGCTTCCAGGATCCGTGATCGTTATGAATACGAGATTACCATCGTTGGCAACAACCGCAGTGGCCGTAGCCGTGATGCCGCTGGGAGGGGCTGCAACGGTTATCGTTGGAATGGAGCCGTGATTCGATCCCTGATTGATGACATCGATGCGGCTGATCTTGCCGGCTGCGGTGGAGTTGCTGAGGTTCGAGCTAGAGACGTACTTCAGCGTTCCGAGACCGTCTGAATAAAACAATTTGTCATTTAATTGAGCAAAATAGACGTAGAAAGCAGAAGCGTTGAGCGTTGACCCTGAAATCTGACTGTAGGAAGTTGCCGGTGATCCGAAGTAGAGGCTCTTGGTTGATGTACTGATGTCATTGACTGCAATGACAAGGCGTTCGGATGTTGCGGTATCAAAGTAAAATCCCGATAGGACCGTGGAGTTGGATTGAAGGTTGGACCCAAAATTGGAGTTCGTTGACTCCCAGTTCGAGACGATATCTTCCCAATTAGATACTTCGCTGGCTCCGGTCAGTGAAACGGTTCCGAGTCGCGTGACGAGATTGCCGAAGTCGTCATAGTCCATGTTGATGGCCGATTCCATGCTGGTCGCAGGAATGGAATCAGGACGAGTGGCAGAGATGACGCCAGTGCTGAACCCCGTGCTTCCATCCAGAAGCATCTGATCATCGAGAGCATCTGAGGATTGGAATGGCATGGCGATTACAGGATGTCCTGGAACGTGTAATCGTACAAGCTATCTGGGATGATGCGGCTGATTTGCTGCTGCTGGCCGCGTTCCATGTCTTTCATGATGGATACCTGAGCGGCTCCCTCTTGGAACTTGGCTTGGGCTTTGCCGTACTGGCGTGAGTATTCGAGAAGATCGCCTTCAGTGTAGGCCATCAATGCGTTCTCTACGCCTCGCAGCTCGAAGTTGGTATCGTTCGAGATGGTGACAGCCTCACCGAACTGCCGCATCTGCGACTGTTTCTTGGCGAGGATGAACAGTGTTCCATCGGCATTGGGAGTGGGAACGAGCTTGATGCGTGGAACACCGGCCTCGCCGTAAGCCCCACCGATCAACCGGGTCCAGTTAACGAAGTTGCCGGGGGTGGATTTACGGCTATCGACGTTATTCCAGGTGTTGGGATCGAGCTGGAAGAATGACACCCATTCCGCGGCGGGCACTTCGATGCCATCGGTATCTCCGGTAACCGTGAAGCGGATGGCGACGGGGAAGTCGATGAAGGTGTTGTAGCCGGTACCTGAAGCGTAAGCGGATGCGACGTAATCCGATAAGGTGATCATCTCATCTCCGGCGGTGACCGGATGAGAGATAACGCCGAGGGTATCGTTCCACAGGCATGAATCCCAGATCATCGAGTAGCGGCGAATACAGAACTTCTTGGCCAACGCGATGGTGGCCGAGTCTGTGAACGACAGCTTATCGCAAGCCGCCTGAGCCGCTTCGGAGGGTTTCATGCGAAGTATTCTTGCAATGTCATTGAGGAGCTGACGCGGGGGGTCGCTCCAGAGCTACCACTGATAGCATCATCATATGATTTATTAACCCACATTACTGGAGGGCTAGCGGTTGCGTACAAATGGATTCTGTAAGTAACAGCAGATGCAGATGCTGGCGAATCGAGAATCTGAATGAACTGGCTGCTTAAAAAAGTGGTGGTTCCAAAGCTTCCAACACCAGCAAAAGGCGCAATACCGAACAAGTTAGTACCTACGTTGTTGTCTCCAATAGGTACATTGTTACGAGTGATTCTAAATGCTCCGTAACTTGGAAAACTATTAGTACCGCCATAGTTTATAGCTATTGAAACCAACACCGTTGAAGCTGTAGACCTAGGAGTGATTGAAGTAGTCAGAACCGTTATCTCTGTTCCTGCTCCAACACTTGTGGCAGTAATGGGACTTCCTCCAGCGGTAGAGTCTTTGTACAGCGTCTGTTTTACTTGCGGAGTAAAATAGGTTCCAGCAACAAGCCTTACCTTATTGTCTGTTGCGTCTTTGATCAGAACATTATCGGCGGTAAAATCAACGACAACAGGGGTGAGGTTTGGAACCGTGATGTTGTCTGAGTTAAGCGTCAGCGTGTCGGTACCGGCATTTCCAAGCGTGGTATTTCCGTTGGCCGCAAGATCACCTGTCAGCGTGGTGTTACCGGTCACTCCAACGCTTGCCAAGGTGCTTGCTCCGGTTACCCCGAGGGTTCCTGTAACGGCGGTATTGCCGGTCAGCGTGGAGGTTCCTGTGACCGCGAGGTTTCCTGGGACTGTCAGGTTGCCGGTGAGAGTGATTGCTCCGGTAACATTGAGCGCACCGCCTATGGTCGCTGCACCGCTCGTAGCGAGGCTTGAGAGGCTGGTGGCCCCGGTGACAGCCAAAGTACCTGCAATGAGCGTGTTGCCGGTTGCAGCGGCCACTGTGAGCTTGTTGGTGGCTACGCTGAAATCGTTGGTGGCATTAACTGCGACGCTGGAGATCTGGAGAGCGGAGTCATTGCCGCTGCCGTCGCTGATGGCTTTGAGCGTTGCGCTTACGGTGGAGTTGTCGGTGTTCTTGAGTAGGCCAGTGTAGGTCGATGCAACGCTACTGCCTGTAAGTGGTGTTCCCATATCAGTTCTTTGGCAAAACGTACCAACCGGCTGGAAGGGTCACCTTAGATGGCCCCACCAATTGCTTGTCCTTGTCAAAAGCGTAGACGCGAGCGCGGACAGGCTCGGCCAGCATCACGGGATCACCGTTAGGAACCAGAATCACTTTTGTCTGGCAGCCCAGGCAGATCGGCAACACGAGAAGCCAGATCAGATTTGAGAGGCTTTGGCGCATTTCCTTCTTCTATTTTTGGTGCAGGCGTCTCCCGGAGGAAGTCCAAGAGAGCCTTCACGATTTGATAAATCCAGTTCAAGGCTTCGGAGCTTCGACTTCCTTAGCATCCTTAGCCCAGATCAGGCCAATGCCAGCGGTCACGGCGGCAATGGTCGTGGTTAGATCAACATTAGTGCCCGGGTCACCATCGAAGATGGCCTTCAAGGCCCCACCAACAGCGACAAGGATTGCACCTACACCAGCGAGAGTTGTTTTCGTGTTTTTCATTTTGATTTAAATAAGCGATATGCGGCGTAGATGGCGCAAAGTAAGCCAATCAGCGCGGTGATAAGGCGAACCCAGTCAGTGAGCACTGGAATAAACGAAACAGCAGTCGCCCCTGCTGCTGCTCCTAGAGAAAACGCGGGGCTTGTGCTGCTGTTCGTTGGTTCCATTACTCGGATTTAGATTGGGATGCTTTGGCTGCAGCTTCGATGGCGTCCACCAGAGGCAGACCCACGCGCATATTGTTGACGTCGCCAGCTTTCATTCCAATGACGAGGAGCTGGTGGAGGTTCTGAACCTGTTCGATTGTGAGTTCGATCTTGATCATACAGCGGGAGATTCAGCGATAATAACCGGCTCCGCAACCTTAACCGGCTTCAACCACGGATTTGGCAGACAGACAATCGGGGGATTGATCTGATCGTTGATCTGCTGCGTCACGTTGGCCTCAATAGCCGCTTGATCGACTCCGTTGGCGTAGCACCAGTTCAAGACCTGCGCCTGCGTCAGATCCTCGTAAGGCGTGAACGAACCGCTCGGCGGCTGGAACGAGCAGGAGCCGTAGCAGGTGCCGCTGTATTGATCCTGAGTGCCGTTGCAACGCCAATCGGCGGTGATTACGACATCGGGATTGGAGCCTTCGATGGGCTTGACGAGAAGGCGTTCGATGATCCAGAGGATGGTAGGCATAGTCGTTTAGATTAGGCGAGTTTAGCTTCCAGAGCTTGAACCTTAGCAGCGAGTTCTTTGATGGCCGACACAAGTCGAGCTTCGGTCTTGCTCCATCCCGTAACGGTCAGGAATCCGTCCTGCTCACCAACGACATCGGGATAAACATCCTGCATTTCTTGAGCTACAAAACCGATTTGATGGCCGGAACCGTCCTTGTAATCAAACTCGACAGGACGTAACGATAGGATGTTAGCCAACTGAGAAGGAATGCTGACGATATTTTCCTTCAGTCTGGAGTCAGAGAACGAACCGAAAGCGGCTTGGCTTGCACCATTTGCGTTGATTTGACCCGATCCTCCAGAGTTGTCGTTGATTGTAAAACGAACAAAAACTTGAGAAGTAGTTGTGTTGTTATCAAACTTACCAACTGTAAGTTGAGCAAGAGCAACATCTCCAGTTGCACCTTGAAGTGCCAGAGCGGAACTTGATGCAGTTCCACGAGCAAAAACACGCGAGCTGTTAGTGTTCGTAGTCGTCCCCACCAGCAAATTTCCTCCAAGATCCTGAAGCACCAAGTCACGAGCTCCATTTCCAGAACCATTGTCGAACGAACTGATTGCAGCGTAGCGATTGGCAGCAGTCGCATCGGTCTTGATGCGGAAGAAGATTCCAAAGTCGTCAGTATCGGTCGTTGTGATACCGGTAACAGTCGCAACCGCAGCGGTCGTCGCTTTAGTTCCAGACGATGCTTGGAACCGATACGAAGGAGAACGCCCCACGCCGACGTTGCCGGAGGCATCAATCGTAACAGCGCGGGTCGTAGTATTACCACCAAGCTCGACGGGGTAGCTTGTGCCAGTAGCAGATCCAATAGTCAACGCTCCGGTTGCGTCAGTATACCGAAGCCGTTGAATTGCAGTACCGCCAGAGTTGCGGAAGCTGAAATCTGAAGTTGCTCCAGAGAGCAGGATGCCTATTGAAGCAAGCGACAAAATCCTGTCGTTTGCGGGAGCAGTACCGACGGCGAAGTTACCTGCTACATCAAAACGTCCAACCACAACGCCATTTGTCATAATCCCCAGTGAATGGTTAGAAACTGTTCCAACCAATCCATTTGAATCAAACGACAAAGCGGTTGCGATTCCCCCAGCGGAGCTTGAAACAATGTTGCCGCGAGCTTCAAGTTTGTAAGAACTCGGCGTAACCCCCACGCCCAACCCCGTAGAGTTGAGGGTCATTCGAGTGCCGCCTGCGCCGTCGAGGAACAAGAAATCGCTGTTGTTGTTGATTCGAAATGTCGGATTAGTCGAAATCGTTGAACCGCCAACGGCAGTCGATTGAGTAATTTCAAACCCACCGTTTATATTCCAGTTGTTGGCAATGAACCAGTTCTTTTCGGTTGAACTAGTGATAAATCCAATTCGACCAGAACGAGTCGCTGTAGGGACATCAGGCCCAATAAAAACACTAC